CGGCTCAGCGCAAACTTTAAAATTTATTCCTAGACAATGGGTTAGCGGTGGAAGTTATACAGTAAACATAGTTGATGAAACACAAAACAAGAATATATATAGTCAAGTGACAACATCAATCGTTGAAGATAAATATTATAACACCTATTCAGGCACTTTCTCTAACTTAAAACAAGGAATTTACTATATCATTACAATATTGTCAGGTACAAGTATTATATTTAAAGATAAAATATATTGTACAAACCAAACTGATTTAACAGCCTACACAATTAATGAAGGCGAATATATTGCAAATAATACTGAAAATGAATTTATAACAATATGAGCGAACCTAATTTACATATCGTAAACCTAGCGTCTTATAATAGACCAAAAGTTGTGGAAGATAAGAGAAAAGAATGGGTTAACTATGGAGATAACAATGACTATTATAGTTATCTTATAAACTTGTACACTAATTCAACCACAAATCACGCTATCATTAGCGCTATTGCGAATATGATATACGGTAAAGGGCTTGACGCTTTAGATAGCAGTTCAAAGCCTGATGAATACGCTGCGATGAAGTCAATATTCAGTCATCATTGTTTACGCAAAATAACACTAGATTTAAAACTACTGGGCGAAGCTTGCTTTCAAATAGTCTATCAAAAAGGCCAAGTTATGGCGGCCGAACACTTTCCACGCCAGACTTTAAGAGCAGAAAAAATGAATGATGATGGCAATATTGAAGCATATTATTATCACCCTAATTGGGCTAAAATAAAACCCAATGAAAAGCCAGAAAGAATTAAGGCTTTCGGTTTTGGTAATGGTACTGAACCAGAAATTAAAATCGTTAAAAAATATGTAAGCGGATACGATTATTATTGTCCAGTAGATTATCAAGGGGCTCTTGCATACGCTGAGCTCGAAAGTGAGATAGCAGATTATTTAATCAATGATGTACAAAACGGATTCAGCGGTTCAAAAGTTGTGAACTTTAACAACGGTGTACCAAATGAAGAACAGCAGCATCAAATTAAGAATGATGTATTAAAAAAGCTTACAGGTTCAAAAGGCGAAAAAGTTATTATAGCTTTTAACAACAATGCAGAAAGCAAAACCACAGTTGATGACTTACCCTTAAGCGATGCGCCAACCCATTATGAATATCTTTCTAACGAATGTTCTAATAAATTAATCGTTGGCCACAGGGTAACCAGCCCTTTACTTTTAGGTATCAGAACTGAAAACAATGGCCTCGGCTCAAATGCTGATGAAATAAAGACCGCTGCTCTACTTTTTGATAATATTACTATAAAACCATACCAGGAATTATTAACGGACTCTATAGGTGATATTTTAGCTTTAAACGGTATATCATTAAAACTATATTTTAAAACATTGCAACCTTTAGCGTTTATTGAAACGGATAACGCATTGACAGATGAAGCACGTGAAGAAGAAACAGGTGTTAAGTTAGCAGAAGAAAAGCCTCACACAAATGAAAAGGTGTTTGATTTATTAGAAGAATTTGGTGAAGATGAAGATTTAGAAAATTGGGAACTAGTTGATGAACGTGAAGTAGACTATGACCAAGAAGATGCACTTGATAAAATGATTGGTTTAGCTTCTACAGGGTCAGCAAGGCCAAACGCTTCAAGCAAACAAGATGGCGAAGCAGATGATATGAAATTTAAAGTGCGTTATCAATATGCGCCTTTAACAGCATCAGAAAACAGTAGAGAGTTCTGTAAGCTAATGGTATCGTCTAAAAAAATATACCGTAAAGAAGATATAATGCAGATGAGCAAAATGCCAGTCAATGCAGGCTGGGGTCCGGATGGTTCATCAACTTATGACATCTGGCTTTACAAAGGCGGAGGTTCGTGCAGACATTTTTGGAAGAGAAAGACTTATATGGCTAAAGGTGTCAACCCTGATGCTACAAACCCTAACGCTGAAATTAGTGTAAATAAAGCTAAAAAAGAAGGTTTCACGCCAGAGGTAAACGATTCTAAAGTTGCTAAAAGGCCAAGGGATATGAAAAATAGAGGCTTTATAAAACCTAAAAACTTTAAAACACCAAGATAGATATGGCTCAAGCTTTATTCGTAACGAGAAAAGATTTAGTAAAGTTCACTTCGGTTAGTGGTGGGGTTGATACTGACAAGTTTATACAGTATATTAAAATCGCTCAGGATATACATATTCAGAACTTTTTAGGAACAGACCTGTACAATAAAATTAGCGCTGATATTGTAGCTGATACATTAACTGGTGATTATTTAAGTTTAGTTACAGATCACGTTAAGCCAATGTTGATTCATTGGGCGATGGTAGAGTTCTTACCCTTTAGCGCTTACACAATAGCAAACAAAGGCGTATATAAAAATACAAGTGAAAACGCTGACTCAGTAACTAAAGATGAAGTTGATTTCTTAGTAGAAAAAGAACGTAAAACCGCACAGTATTATACCGACAGGTTTATTAATTATATGAGCTTTAATGCTAGTACTAAATTTCCTGAATATTATACCAACAATAATGATGATATATATCCAGATAAAGACGCAAATTTCGCAGGATGGGTTCTCTAAAAAAAACATATAAGCCAAAGGCAGAAAACGTAGTAAAGTTAAAAACCTTTTTTAGAAGAGTTTATAACAAAAACCTAAAAAAGTAATTATATATATATGGGGTACGGATCAATATATCCATTAAGTTGGTGGGGTAATGCAAATGAAGCGAATGGCTGGGGGGCAATATACCCTTCAAATGCAGGTGGTTCATCTATAACCGTAGATACCTTAACAATTAAGGCAGACAGTACAACAATTAAAGCAGACGCAACAGAATTTTAAAAAATAAATAATGGCTAAACAGGTAATTAATATAGGGACAACAGCGAACGACGGGACTGGGGATCCTCTAAGAACGGCATTTGACAAGGTCAATGATAACTTTACAGAACTATACACAGACGATGCTGGTGATGTGGGAAGTATTATCGCAGGCACAGGCATCTCAGTAGATCAAGCGACTGGAGATGTGACGGTAAGCGTTGCAACAGATGGTATAGATTTTGATAAACTAGGGGCAGAATTTACAACAAGTTCAGCTGTAACAACAGCATTAGATTTTAGTGCAGCACAAATATTTACTAAGACTATGACTGCTGACACAACTTTTACTTATTCAAATGTAGGAGTTGGAATGGTAAAAGACTTTATCTTAACAGGAGCATTTGTACCTACTTTCCCAGCGGGGACAAAAACAGTAGCAGGAACGTATGACGGTTCTGTTTCAAACCTTATTCAAATAGTCGCAGTAGCTAGTGGAGATTACTGGATGTCAATTTCAAAAGCACAATAAAATGAAAGCAAAAGATTTTAACGGAACAATTAGAACTTATAGAAGATTGCCAAATGTTTGGGAAGATGACAACGGTGTACACTTAAACTTTAGAAAAGCTAACCACGCTTCTTTTGGTTTTTATGATGTAGTTAAACCTTCTTATGATAGTATAAGCCAAAGGTTAGGTTCTATTGAGTTTGATAGCGAAAACGAAGTATTTACCTACCCAGTAGTAGACATTGACTTTGCTTCTACTTATGACGTACACACGCCTATTGTAGACGAAGATGGAGAAGCGGTATTGGATAGTGATGGAGAACCAACTTATGACGTAACTACTGAAAACACTTATAAGATTGACGAACTAAAGTCAGGTAAAAAGAAAGAGGTAAACGAAGAAGCGGGAAGGTTATTAAAGCCAACTGACTGGTATGTAATTAGAAAGTCAGAAAGAGATATTGAAATCCCTACAGATATTGCTACCGAAAGAGCGGATATCATTACAAAGGCTAACGGATTTGTAGATGCTATTGATGCACTAGAAACTGTAGAGAGCGTTTTAAGATATACGTTTGCGTATTACCCAAGTGAAGATTTAGTATAATTTAATTTAAGATATGTTAGGCAAAAGAATTATTAATACTGCGACAGGAGCAGCCTGTACAACAGATACAGTTCAAATATTAGGAGATACTTCTTGTGTAGCATATTATAAAATGTCAGATGCTACAGACCAAACAGGTTCTTATGATGGGACTGCTACTAATGTTAATTTCAACGTAGCAGGTAAGTTTGGTAATGCAGCGCAGTTTAATGGAAGTAGTAGTAAGATTACTTTGCCAAATAGCACGACAAATAGTATAGATTCAAATGGTGCTTTTTCTGTTTCTTTTTGGTTTTTTGCAAATTCAGGAAGTTTAGGTTCTACAGAAAGAAGAATGATAACTTTATTTGATGGTCTTTATATTTGGATTGAAATACCTGCAAATGAGTTTTTAAGATACAGAGTAACAAGTTCCTCATCAACATATATAGAAAACACAGGAACTACAACAATAACTGAAAATGCTTGGCATCATATTATTTTAACAGGGGATTCTACTAATGGAATTATTGCTTATTTAAATGGTTCTGTTGAAATATTATCAGCTTCTTGGGATGGTACTTTTAAAAATGGTTCAGGAGCATCACGATATGATTTTAATGTTTTTGGTGGGCAAGAAGATAATTTAGGTTCATTAGTTAGACCTTTTTTAGGAAAAATAGACCAAGTAAGAATATTCGACAGAGCAATAACATCAGACGAAGTAACTACACTTTACAACGAGGTTTATTGCCAACCTACTATTGTACCTACAGACCATTTTGAGGTAGCTTTATATGATGGTAATAGTGGTACTAATGAAATTTCTTCTTTAGATTTTAAGCCAGATTTAGTTTACACTAAATGGAGAAGTGGGTCAGTACAAAGAAATTCCTGCATATATGATTCGGTTAGAGGTGTTGGTGATATATTAGTTTCAGAAGAAAATTATCAGAGTGGATATATAAGTAATACTTTAACTTCTTTTGATGATGATGGATTTACTTTAGGTAATTGGGTAGGTAATAATCAAACAGGAAATAAATGGGTAGCTTGGAACTGGAAAGCAGGAGGTACAGCAGTATCAAACACAGATGGAACTATTACAAGTCAAGTATCAGCTAATACAGATGCTGGGTTTAGTATTATTTCTTATACAGGTAATGGAGTAATACCTTCAACTTATGGTCACGGCTTGT